ACAAGTTATAAATAAAATTCTATAAAAATATTATTTGTAAATAGAGAGATTAATTTTATTAAATTGTCTACAAACTATAAAATGTATTTTATAAATAATTTGCTCTATGCATCTGAATATTATTTATAAAATTTATTTGTAATTTCTCTCAAATCATAAAATATTATTTGTAGTTAGAGAGATTAGATTCTATAAAAATGTCTACAAATACTAAAATAAATTCTATAAAAATGTCTACAAATACTAAAATAAATTCTATAAAAAATGTCTACAAATACTAAAATAAATTCTATAAAAATGTCTACAAATACTAAAATAAATTCTATAAAATATCTCTCAAATTATAAAATAAAATTATAAAATATTATTTGTAAATAGAGAGATTTGTTTATAAAAATGCAGATAGCACATCCTTCTATTATAAAGGGATTTATTTATTTTATTACTAGTGTTTGCTTGTTTGCTATTAATCTCTTGCAAAGCTCTTTATATCCTTTTTATATTGTATTTATAGCAAACCGGAATTCGGTGACATAACCAGGTGCTAGTAACAAAAAATGTTGTTGTTAGTCTTATTTAAAATTGATAAGTTCTTTACTATTATTTATTAATTGCCTGCATCTACTATGACTACTATTATTAACTCTAGCATTGATTACACCAAGTCGTGGACTGAGATTATGATGGCTTCACCGGACCCTTCTGAGTTGCCGATGCCTCCACAAAGGTGGTTGGTCAAGGACCCTAGCATGGTTTTGCTCGATTCTGCTACGGAGGAGGCTCTTGAGCACTATTGGGCTGGGCAGGTTAAAGCGTGTCAATATGCTATCTTTCATATATGTTAGGTTTATTGTTTGGGGGGTGTGTGTTGTCTTTTTTTTCGTTATAAAATTGAATTAATAAAATAATTTATACAATTTATTTTATTAGATTTGAGAGATTTTATGAATAGCAGTGTTGCAGAAGTGCTATGTTCTATTATTAATCCTCTACATAATCATAACATAAAGGGAGGGGATTTATTTTATATTGGGACAGGTATTGGTCTCTCTAGTGGTCTTCTTTGTGCTTGTATTATTGCTCATTATAAATATATTAAGTTTAAGGCTAGTCTTATGTCTAGGGACATTACTAGGAAAATAAAGCATAATGACAAAGAGGATGAAGCCATTATTGCCGTTATTATTGACTATTTTGATACTAAGCAGAGTCTTTAAGACGTGCCTTTAAGCCCTTTTTTTATATCTTATTTGGCGGCGTTCTTTTAGTCGTGCCTTTAAGCCCTTTTCATATATATTATTTGGGGCTCCTTTAAGCCCTTTTTTTATATCTTATTGGGGGCTCCTTTAAGCCCTTTTTTTATATCTATTATGTGGCTCTTTAAGCCCTTTTTTTATATCTATTTGGCGGCGTTCTTTAAGCCCTTTTTTTATATCTTTTTGGCGGCGTCTTTAAGTCGTTTTCATATATATTATTTGGGGGGGGGCCCCTTTAAGCCCTTTTCATATATATTATTGGGCGGCTCCTTTAAGCCCTTTTTTTATATCTATTATGTGGCTCTTTAAGCCCTTTTTTTATATCTATTTGGCGGCGTTCTTTAAGCCCTTTTTTTATATCTTTTTGGCGGCGTCTTTAAGTCGTTTTCATATATATTATTTGGGGGGGCCCCTTTAAGCCCTTTTCATATATATTATTGGGTGGCGACAATTCTTGTTATATTTAAATAAAATTGATTTCTTTTTTTTCGTATTTGCTTTTATTCTATCCCATTACTAAGATGTCCAAGGCTATTATTGAGGCTCTTACTATGCGTGTTGATGCGCTCGAGAAGTCGGATAAGACCACTTCTATGCGTGTTGATGCGCTTGAGAAAACTCTTGCTTCGCAACTTAATGTTCAAGCTAAGCCTGTCGATGATAAGAAAAAGGAGAAAGAGGATAAAAAGGAAAAGGCTGCCGCTAAGAAGGAGAAAAAGGCTAAGGCTGACCCTGCTGATGCTAAGCCTAAGCGTGTTACCGGTTACATTCTCTTTTGCAATTCTAATAGGGATGATGTTAAGACTAAGTTATCTATTGATGATGAAAAGCCTAAGAATACTGAGGTTTTGACTGAGCTCGCTCGTTTGTGGAAGGCTATTGATTCTGATGAAAAGGATGAGTGGAATGCTAAGGCTAAGGCTAAGTCTTATCCTCCTCCTAATAAACCTAATCCTACTAACCCTCCTAACGACGACGATGACGACGATGATGATGATGATGATGATGATTAAACCTCTTCGGGCATTACCTCGGAAAATAAAAAATTTTAGGGTTTGATGGAGAAAGGGCGTGCTTTTTTTTTCTCTTTTTCTCTCGCTCTTAAAAATATACAACTAAAAAATATTAAATATTATATAATTATATTAAATAATAGTGCTATGGAATGTGTTATTTGTCTTGAGGATATTTCTTGCAATGATTATTGCAAATTTAATTGTTGCAACAATAGCGTTCATAATACTTGTTTAAAGTCTTGGGTTGATAAAAGTATTACAAATAAAAAAAAATACGTAGCAAAATGCTTTATATGCAGTCAAAAAAATAGCGCCATTGAGCATATTTTAACGCAACATTCTTGTAATGCTAGTGAAATAGTGAATAACAATAATAATAATAATTATATTATTATTGATATAAGTGCTAATAATATTAATCAAACACAAACACAAGCTTACATAGAAATCCGGTCTTTTCTTATTTTAAAATTAATTTACACTACTTTAGCCATTTCTATACTCTTAATAGGTTTTCTATATTTAACATTATAATAATTTAAGCTGACATTTGTGGCTTATATGGTGGTCTAGGACCTTTAGAGCTATTATGCGATTTAACGGTAATAAACTCTGAATTCTTAGACATATCACGATTCTTGTGGCGAGTTTCACACATTAAATCATTTTGACAAATACCCTTAATATTAATAGCTTGATATTCGTGAGCACCTGTCTCCATTTTCTGAATATTGAATTCAATATATTCACCTTGAACAAGATACTTATATAATTCTTCCTTAACATTTAAAGACGAATGATGAGCAAAAATATCCTTTCCTTTATGTTCGTCTTCTCCGTTCAGAAATGTAATAAATCCATATCCTGACTTGTTGTTGAACCATTTTACTTTTCCTACATATTGGTTGGTGGCAGTATCAGCCTGTGACATTTTATATATAGTATAATATATATTACCTTTATATTAGTTTTTTATATAAATAATATAAAAATAAGTTTATAAATAATCGTATAAATATATATTAGTAATATTATACATTAGTAATATTAAAAAATGGAATGTGCGCTATGTAAAAGATATAAACAACCACTATTTTGCTTAGGTAAAAGGTTATTATGTATAAATCATTCAAAATTATTGTATAATGCACGGCTAATTTTTATACAAAAAATTTATAGAGGTTATAAAGTAAGAAGCTATTTAAAAAATATTTTTAATAGACTACCGAGAGATTTGCAAATTCACATTTTGAGTTTTAATAATAAAAGCACAAAAAATGATGAAATTAATCGTATAAACAAATATTTGCACAAAATTACTTATAAAATTAACAATTTTTCAAATATTAGATCACATATTATAACAATTAAAGAGCTGGAACACATACTAGCATTTATACTAAAACATAATAAAGTTATAGACAGCAAATGGAAAAACTATTATCATTATTATTTTAAAAATATATGCTATATTTTTTTATTAATACAAAATTCGGATATTATTCCAACACATATAACATATATACCCTCTTATATTTCTATTTCTATTTTCAACTCGTTAAACTTCCAACCTAATATAGCAAACGATGACGTCTATACAAAAGTTAATAACTTATTGCAACCTATTGCAATATTTTTAAATAGCTAATCTAAGGCGTATAAATCATATTTAATAATATTATAATATAGTCATAATTTGGGACTTGATTATATTTTAGCCGTCTTATATATTTAAATAGCTTGTCTAATGTAGTATAATTAATACTTTTTTTATTAAGTATGCTATTGTTTTTATCTTGCAAAAACATTAATAATATATCAATATTTTTCTTATTACTAACGTCTAAGCTAGTATAAATGTTATAGCAAGAATTATCTAATAATAAATAAAATAAAATATATAATAGCGATTCTATATCGTCACGTCGTGAGGGTTCTATTAAATTTATTACGTTCAAACTTGAAAAATTAACAGAACCTATTAAGGATTTTATTTGTGTTTCACTATTATGAATAGTGCCACTTTTATACATTTTAGAAAGACCAAAATCAATTATATATAAATTATAACTCGTGTCTAAGCATATATTTGTTGGTTTTAAATCTCTATGTATTATATTATTTTCGTGGATTAATTTAATTATTGCTATTAGCTCTCCTAACATAGTTATAGTGTGTTCAACATAATTTAACTGGTCGCAATTTTGTAATTTGTAATCTTTCAAAGTCATAGTATATAAATCCATAACCATATACATCTTATTATTTGTTTCAAATACGTCATATATTGTTGAAATGTTGTTAATAGTTCGCAGTTGCTTATATATTTGTATTTCATATTTAATTAAGTCTTTTGCTCCACATTTTATAGCGTAGCTTTTGTCGTTATATGTTGCTTTTGTTACCTCTCCAAATTCTCCATTAGATATATACGAAACTATATTATACTTATTTAATAACATATATGAAGCACTATTAAAATAGTTAAATGCTATATTTTTATGTTTTATCATTACTATTATTTATTGCGTTGTCACTTATTACGTTATCACTTATATCATATTCTTCTATTGTTTCTTCTATTGTTTCTTCACTTATTGTTTCCATTGTTTCTTTTGTTTGTTTTGTTTGTTTTGTTTGTTTTGTTTCTTTTATTATTTCTTTTGCTTCTTTTGCTTCTATTGTTTCTGTTTTTTCTGGTTTTATAGTATTTTTACAATAATTAGTCTTCTTAACACTTAACTTGATGTTGCCTAATTGTAGTAATTGCATAGTTAAATGAGGAATTAGTGAAACATAATTTATATAGGTTGTATAGCTATTTAAGAAAGCCAGCGTATGCTTTTCTAAAAATTTGATACTATAAAACCAATAAGGAGGTATTATAAGAACCTGTCCCATTTTTAATATTACTCTTAAAAATTTAATTTTATTATAATCATTTTTATAAATGCTGTCTACATTATAAATATTTATTTGCGAGTAAAATTCTAGTGTTTCATAATTCTTTTTAACGTGCAAATTTTTATAATACTTTGGTGGGCACAAAGTTACTTCTAGTTGACCGCTTGATAAATATAATATATTACGACTATTTATGCTATATTTTAATCGTGTATTATTATTTTGTGCCCCCATAATAACATCATATTTTTTAGCACACATATTAGGCGGTCTAAAGAAAATATCATTTTTACATAATATTTTGGCTATTGATGTTTCTTGTAAGAATTCTTCATTATTGTAACTTAAGTAATTTGTAGAGCTGGCAACATCGTAATAATCCTGTAAATTTATTTTGCACAAATTCTCGCTAGTGTTATTGTATATATTTATATTAAATGTCGAATATTCAGAAAGTAAATGCTTGACGTTAATATTTTCAACTAAATTAATAGCATTTAACAAGAGAGGCTGTTTATAATTTATTATATCTTCCAATTTTTCTTTTGATAAATTTTCCATTTCATATAATTCTAAATAGTTACTTGTTTTATTGTGATTATAAATATGTATATATAGAAATAAAACCACACATAATATTAATAAATTTATTATAATCAACATTAATATTTCATTAGTTATTATTTATTTTATTTTAACATAAATAAATAATAATTGTTTATTAATTTTATTATTCGGGTTTTTGTTCTTGGGCTGGTTCTTGTGCTGGTTCTTGGGCTGGTTCTTGGGCTGGTTCTTGGGCTGGTTCTTGTGCTGGTTCTTGTGCTGGTTCTTGTGCTGGTTCTTGTGCTGGTTCTTGGGCTGGTTCTGGAGCTGGTTCTTGGGCTGGTTCTGGAGCTGGTTCTGGAGCTGGTTCTTGTGTTGGTTCTGGAGCTGGTTCTGGAGCTGGTTCTTGGGCTGGTTCTTGTGCTAGTTCTTGTGCTGGTTCTGTGTCTTCGACTAAACTAGTTGCATCGTCAATTAATTCGTGAATACTGATGCCGTGCTCAGTCGGATTGCTAATATCTAATAAATCTTCAATTTGTTCTTCGTTTAATAATAATTCATTATTACCAAAATCAATATTTAATTTTTTAATTTCACCCATGTTTGAATCATACATTTCATCAGGCTCACAATTTTCACAGTTGTCGCCAGGTTGACAGTTAAAATCAAATGCATTAAAATCTCCCGACTTAAATAAAGACCCGTTTAATAGTGATTGTAACATAATATTACTAGGATTACTAGCCTTTTTACTATGTAATAAAGCAACACTAGTTTCGATTTCCTTTAGTCTTGCACTATTGGAATTACATTGCTCATAAAGTTTATTAACATTATTAGCGGTTTCTAATGCCATATTTTGAGATTTAATTACTAATACTTTTAACTCGCTAAATTCACTCATAATATTGTCAATAGTATTCATAGTTTCGAATTTTTGTGCTATTTTATCATTTAATAAATTGGTAGTGCTTGTTATTTGTTCTCTTAATGATGTCTTAAAATCATCTATTTTTTGTTCAGTTCTTTTTTCCTGCATTAATAATTTTTCATCATATAAAGCTAAAGCTGGCATATTAGAACCACCACTTTCTCTCTTAGTGTCGTTGCTCTTAGTGTCGTTGCTCTTAGAATAACCTATGTTCTCTAGTTTATCATCTATAAATTTTGTTAGTAAGTCTTCGTCTGTAAAGTCTGTAATTAATGTTTCTAATTCTTTAATCTTTATATCGTGAATTTGTAATATTTGTAGTGGTGTTAATGTTTGATTTTGTTCGCGTGGAATGTCTTTTTGAGGTTGCTGACCTTGCTGAACTACTCTATTATTAATACTTGGGCTTGGTGCCACGGGGTTTTCACTTGTTGCTCGCCTTCTTCGCGCGGATGCTAAAGCAGATGTTGACATATTTACAATATACTAATACCTATTTTTTAAACCATATTATTAATAAATAATATAATATTAATTATTATATTATTATTTGCTTGTTTGTATATATGCTTGTTTGTATATTATGCTTTCATAATATATTTAATAGCCTCGTGGTGCTTATAATTAGTAACTACAAAATCGGTTTCTACATAATCTTCAATATTCAAACGTTTATTTATAATTTCTAAAGTTGGAAACTCATAAGGTTCTCGTTGTAACTGTATTTTAATGTTGTCAATATGTTCCTCATAAATATGACAGTTACCCTTATAATACAAAAATTCATAAGGCTCAAGCTCACAATGCTTTGCTAATAAATGCGTTAAAAAGCAATATGAGGCAATATTGAAACACGTTCCACAAGCCTCGTCATTGGAGCGTTGATACATAGCGCAACTTAATTTATTATTATTTGTTACATTAAATTGCATAAAAATATGACACGGAGGTAATGCCATAATATCTAGCTGACAAGGGTTCCACGCAGTAATAATCATTCTTCTAGAATTTCGTTTTTCTGGGTCTTTTAAACACTCGATTACTTCTTTAAGCTGGTCAATGCCTTTATTGCTATAATCGCTAGTGCAATCAGTATATTTTGCATTATAATGACGCCATTGAAATCCGTAAATAGGACCTAGGTCATCTTCCATAAACTTAGTTAGACCACGGCCGTCTAAAAATTGACGAGAACCATTTTCATCCCATATATGCACGTTTTTCTCTTTTAAATGCTTATTATTTGTATCTCCTTTAATAAACCATAATAATTCGCGCAAACACGTCTTCCATGCGACCTTTTTTGTAGTCATAATAGGAATTTTATTATGCTCTAACGAAAAATGCATTGTTGAACCAAAAATAGATAATGTGTTTCCGTTTCTACCTTCTTGATTATTTTGTGTAGATAATATATCATCTAATAAATTTAAATATTGATTTTCTTCATTGTATTTGTTATGTCTATACTTATTTGCCTCACAACACCGTTTTAGCATTTGGCTATTAACTATTAAGTTATACTAATATAACTTAAATTATATTTAAATAATATTAATTTATTAATTTATTAATTAATTTAGTCCTTTCATTTTTAATGGTTTCAAAGTAATATATTAAACCACTATAAGTTAATGTTATAGAAGACAGCGATATAACATATTCTCTATTTGTTAATTCTAATGACTTTGTATATATCTTAAAAATATCATTAACATATACGTTTACATATCCATAAATAATAAATAATATAAATGAAATTAGCAAAGCATTGTTGGTTTTTTTGGATGTTTTAATATATTTTTTAACATATAATAATGCGATTATAGAAAATATTAAATGGACCAAACAACTAATTATAGCGTAATAAAAAGCTATATTTTCGCCACTAATATCTATTATATATTTCTTACAAAAATCTAATACATATGGGGCATATATTTTATAGTGTTCTTCCTTTGATATTATATTGAATTTTTTTATAAGTACTAATGATGCAACAAATAATATTGATATAACTATACCAAAACAAAAATATATTACAAAATCATAAATATTATTATCATAACAATTTATATATATTAATGATATGAGTAACATAGTAATTACTTGCATACATAATAATTTGTGAGCATCTATAATCATTTGAATATATGAACAGTCGCCTGTTTTTTCTATTGTTGTTTCTTCGTTAGTATCTTCGTTAGTGTCTTTGTTAGTGTCTTCACTAATGTCTTGAGTAATGTTTTTGCTAATGTCTTCGCTAACATTTTTGCTAATGTCTTCCTTTTTTTGTTCCTTGATGTCTTCCATTTAAAAATTTATTATTTTATATTAAACATATTAAACAATAATATTTTTAACTAATTTCACCTTATTAATTTTAAAATAAAACATGCTAATAATTAATATTAATACTAATATTAATGTTATTATATAAATATAATTTCTAAATATAAAATACAATAAAAACCAACTGTCTATACTTTTATCAAATTTAAAGAGTCTTAATGCTGTTCTAATAATAGATAATATATAAATATTAGCGCTCCATGTGTTTTGGTTCTCGGTTTTATGAAATATTTGAACAATTAGTGGATATTTATATGTAAATTTTTTAGTTAAAGCCCCTATATATGTATTATCCACGTGCCCTTTATTAAAATTAGACGAGCTAATGTCTTCAATTAATTTACTTCTTGCATTACGTGAATATATAATTGCTTGTACTGCACCAAAAAAATAACTACCTATATTCAAAAAATCTTCATTATATTTTGATGCCAATCCAAATGATCCAAAAGTGAAAATATCAAAATCTGTTGTTGCAATAAATGCATCGATTTTTTCATAAACTAAGGTATCTTTATTTACTACCAGTGCATCATCTTCTAATATTATTACATTATTATATTCTTTTAAGTACTCAAAAGCAGTATAATAAGCGTGAACAATATCTTGTTTAGAACTTATAATTGTTGAAGGTTTGTTACACTTTTTAAATCCCTTATTATATTGAATTATTGTTTGCTTGGCAAGATTTAATAAAAATGGGTCTTCTTTAAATCTAGTGCTGTCTTCCATTGCTAATATAAGAACCACATCCACATTTTTTAATATAGGGGTTTCATTATTATTTATTACTTTATATGTGTAACAATCCATATATAATTATTTTTATATGTTTTTATATGTTTATAGGCACAATTTAAATTTAAATAATAAACATATTAAGTTATATATTTAATCGTTTTATGTTATTTAGAAATAACATTATATAAAAAATAACATTATATAAAAAATAACATTATTTAGAAATAATATTATTTTTTTAATTTATATATATAATAATATTTATGGAAACTCCAAATCAGAATTTTATGAGTGGCGGAACTAGCAATAGATTAAGTCCTTCTGGTTTCTTTTATTATGTTTTTAACTTTGATAGCGATAATAAAGCACTATTATTTAATATGTTACAATATTTAATAATTGCTTTAATCCCTGTTGTAATATTATTAAAACTTGTAAAAGAATATATTCCAGAAGACAATGACAAAAAAGCTAACTTAGAAATATTATTTGAAATCATTATTCAATTAGGTGTATTGTTTATTGCAATCTTTTTTATTGATAAAATAACTCGTTATTTTCCAACATATAGCAAGGTGCCATATTCTAAATTTAATGAAGTAAGTTTCATTATTCCTACATTGATTTTAATTTTTACTATGCAAACAAAGTTAGGAGCCAAAATCAATATTTTGTATAATAGAGTAATGGAAACGTGGAGCGGTAAAAGCCCCCACGTGGGAGCAAGCAATCACGGTAATGCTAAAATAAATCAAACTATTTCCACACCTGGAATTCATCAGGTTAGCAGGGCTGATACATTAGATAATACTTTAATGGCTCCAAGAGCTAACCAATTGCCTGCACAAAACAATATATCTATGATTGATTCGCTGCCAAATATGATTAATAATGGCGGAGGAATGAACTTTCAAGGACAGGCAATGCAAAATGCATTTATGGAGTCTATGGAACCAATGGCTGCCAATGGTGCTTTAGGAGGAGCATTTGGGTCATCATTTTAATTCTAAAATTTTTACAATATTTTACTTTAACATATTATAAAAATTTTAGGGGTTTGTGGGTTATATGCTTGTATGTCGGGACTATTGAATATTAGTAACGGTTACCTTCTTAAATTTTGTTGGTGGTTAAATCTGAAGATGCTTGTGGTGTTTCTGCTGGTATGGAATACACTCCGTCGCTCTGAATAATGTTAGGGTGAGAAGGACCGAGTCCCCATGTCTTGTCTTTTGATAGGTTTATTGGAAGATTTGCTTTTTTGGTATTGGGTTCAATGGTACTCTTGTGTTTAGTGTTGATATTTGATTTGGTTTTATTCCTTCAATTGGTGTTAGTCTTGTTGTTGATGTTGTTGTTGCTGGTGGTAGTATTGTTGCTGGTGCTGTTGTTTCTGGTACTGCTGTTTCTAGTGCTGAAAAGTGGTTTCTATCCATCATTTCTGGTGTTAATCCGGGTGGATTTATATTTAATGATTCTGATGGTGGTGTTGGTGCTTTTGCTGATGGTGGTGCTGTACTTGTATAAGATGCTGCCGATGCATTAATTTTATTGGTGTACGCTGCTTGTGCTGCTGCTTGCGCAGCATCCCCTGCATTATCCGTCGCTGCTATTTTACTGCTGTAAGCATCTGTTGTACTATCTGATGGTGCTACTTCATTGTTGTTTCCGCTAAGAATGCTCGAAAAATCTAACCCTGACCCTGGTCCTGTTTTTTTATTACCAGAATCTACTTGACGGTCTTTATTTTGAAGTATAAATCTTGTAGCTATACCAGTTAATTTTAGAATAAAACCAGCAATAGCATGATTTATCTTGCTGGTACTTGCCATATAAGGATGAGGACATTGAATTACTAAAATAAAAATTGCAATTATACATACAATAATTCCAGATATATACATATAAATCTCTTCCAATATCCTAGCTATTTCACTTTGTTTTGCTGTTTTTTTTTCTTCTACATTACAGTCTACAGAGGGGGCTTCAATGTCTTTATTAAATTTAGAAATAAAAAATACAATCCTATTTGAAATAATATCTTCTAGCATTACTGTTACCATTCGTAATACTATATAAATTACCATAAGTTTTAAAGTCATTGATAATAGATTTTCTACTTTAATAAATTTATATTTCAATATTTGAGGAAATCTTTTATAAATCCAGACCACCGGCTTAAATAGTAATAATAGTGTAATTAATACGCATATACCTAATACATATAGCGCAGAAGACTCTACTATTTTAGCCCAACTTAGTACATTAGGTTTGTTACCATTACAAGAGATTTTATAAAATGCTTTTGATATACCGGAACCTATTATAAGTACAGACATAGGCCATAATATATATGACGCACCAATAAGTTGTTTAAAAATTTGAACTATATGTAAATCGGCTTCAAGCTTACGAAAATAATCAATAAATAAAATAAACATTAAAAACCAACTTGTAATTACAAAAAAAATAGAATATATTGTTTGTGTTGTTTTTTTGTTAAATGTAATAGTTGGTAAAGTTTTTTTTTCACTCCCTAAAGCATTTGAAATCTCATTTCTTACCCACTGTATAAATGTGCATAGTAAATAAAATAATAAAAAGAAGAAAGCAAATAATGTAAGAATACCAGGCAAATATAATGTCATAAATAACATTTTATTAAATCTATCTTTAACATCAGCTTTAGAAGGTATCATGCCTCCTCCTGTCATTGAATTTGTTTTCATTGGTCTTTCAATGAGTGGTTTTTTAGTGATACTCAAACCGTTAAACTGCTCTGACGCCACCGGTTCATTAGCCTGGGTTTTAAGTTCATCAGCTATCTTCATAATTTGATTTGGAAACTCTTTCATTCCATATTTTACTGTTTCTCCAATAGCAGTAGATACATTAGTTGCTACAGCCACACCAAAGGCAAGGGCATTTTCTCCCGTTACACTAGCTTTTGGTACAGGTTCTGTTTTACCCTTCTCCGCTTCTCTAATTACTTTCTTCTTTAAGCTGTTCAAACCTATTGCATGTACTGAGTCTTTTACCTGTTTTTGTTCCGGCGTGAGCACTTTTTTTACCTTTTCTTGTTCCGGTATGGAAGGATTTGTTAGTTTTTTTCCGGGACGAAATCCAGGATATATCTTTGAAGAAGAAGAACTTTCCATATTAATTCCTGGTGGTTGTTGCTTTATCTTTGTAAAGGAACTTGCCATATTCATATTAAACTAATATAAATGTATATTATTATTTGGTCGATTAATCATAATTAATATTTTCGAACTCTTTTAAATTTGTTTTTAAATTATTAGATGCGCATATTTTCTTGATTATTTTATCATCAATAGTTTTTAAATTAACCGAGCAAGTTTTCAATAAATAAGCAAAATAGTCTTGTTTTGCGTCGTTTTCTTTAAAGTCGGGGTTTTTTGCAATCCAATCTTGAATCAGCTTAAAATGTGCTTTATTTAAGTTATGTAAAGCCCCTTTTATTTTTGTTTTATCGCTATCTTTTTCCCATAAATCATTGTCTTTTATGTATAAAGTTTCGCGTTTGGGATCGGTGCAATGTAGCGGTCTCTCAAAAAGCGACAATTTACTTATTGTTTGTATAATAGCGTTGCTTAGTCCTATTTCTAAACCTTTATTTTTTGTTAAATCCAGGTCTTCCAATGTTAATTTTATTTGTTTTATAAAATCGTTCATATTTATTGCATTTTTACACCGTTCATTAAGAAAAACATTAATATTAAAATTCTGTTTTATATGTGTGTTATTATTTGTAATATTGCCTAGCTTTGGAACAAATTCTATTAATTGCTTTTGTTGTTCTCCTAATTGTTTCTGTTGCTCCATTATTTGTTGTTGTTGAATGATTAGCAAGTTCTTAATATCGTTATTTTCTGTAAATAGCTTCATTATCATAGTATTGTTAATGTCGCTAGTGCTAGCGCTAACGCTAGTTTCATTAATATTAACATCTTCAACACTATTACTTATTTCTAAATTCACAAAAGCGCATTTTTTTTTATGAGTATATAAGCTCTGGTTATGTTTATAACTTTTGCCACATTCACATATATAAGACTTTGCACACGTTTTTTCACTAATATTTATAAGTAGCTCATTATTTTTGTGTTTTCCTGTTTGTATATGTCGCCCATAATCCCCTTTTTTATACGTATTATAGTTACAGCATTTACATTCATATAAATATAAGCTTTTCACTCCTTTATTAATCATATACAATTATTATATAGTTATAAAAAATCCTTAAATCCTTTTCGCTAAAAAAGCGCTTTTATAAGTATTTTAAAATATGCTCTCAAAAAAATCCACGTAAAAATATAAATGAGAGCTGTTATGATAACAAAATTTCGACCGTGTAAAAAGTTGCGCTTTTTTGCGCGTTTTTTATAAGTATTTTATAAGTATTTTATAAGTATTTTATACTTATAAAAAACGCGCAAAAAAATCAAAAAAAGGCCTAAAAAATGTATGGTAAGGGCTTTTTTTGCACACTTAGAAATTTTATAAAAGCTTTATGGTGTAAAACTGAAAAATCCCTGATTTTGTTTTAGAAAAACCTATAAAGGCTTGCCTTATTTAAAAATGGACATTTATAAATGTCCAAAATCAAAAAAATTTTATAAATATAAATTCTGTAAAAAGAGAGATTTGCAAAAGTTTATGTGCCTTTGGCTTTGTTTTTTTGCTGATTGTTTAAAAATTTGTTACGATATATGGTCTTGTGATTTTGTATGCGTTTTTTGCTTATTTTTTGATTTTTTATGAGTTTTTAATAAAATTTTTATGAGTTTTTTAATTATTAATAATATTGTTAATTATTAATAATATGTCTAAAAACAGAAAATTTAGTGAGTTAGTATTTTTATATTTGATAAACATAAGTTTTGTATTATATATAATTGTGTTATTAGGAATAGGAGGTTTTGCACCGAGATACATGCGCTATTTGAGAACATTTTTACAAATATATATAGGAATCTTGCTAGTTATAAGGTATAATCCTATTACATATAAAGGGCGGGAATTTGGAGAATTTGATAGACGGTTAGTATTTTCATCGGGCATATTTTTATTATTATCAACTGCACTAATCGGGTCAATTGAGAAGTATTTACAAAATAAAACAATAGAATTAATTAGCTCTGGAGTAAGTAGTATTGCCAATATTGCTACTAGTGCTACTACTGCTACCAATGCTAGTGCCTATAAATAGTTTGTTACTTAATGCCTAATCCTAAGCCTAATAATTATCTGTATAAATAATATAAACCAAGAATATTCCGAAGAAATTTTTAGCAAATAGGTCTAATATATTATATATACTATTTTTAATATAATACGGCATAAACGCAGCAACTCCATATAGCGACCAGAAAAAGAAAAAGTACATAAATATAGTTAATCCTGACGTTGATGTATTTTTAGCTACATAATTTTTAAAAATCATATAATAATAAATTAAAAAGGGTATAAACCCTAATAGTACACTGTAAACTATTGGAATAACTTTTATTTCACCTAAATACCCAAATAAGAGCATCATCCAATTTAAGCTCAATATTGGAACTAGCGTTTTATAATTGTCTTTTAATACAGAGGTCAATCTCAAATTGCCTGTTTGTTTTGTAACCTTTGCTTCTAAAAATATTAAATATGAAATTAGTGTTATAAGCATAGTTGGTGTTGTTATAACCCAATCCTTATACCTGTTTGGTGTCATATTGCTAAGCTTCTTATAATTATAAACTAGCCAAATATAAAATGTCACCTCAACCATTTCTACAAATAATTCAAAAAAAAACAAGTCCTTTATTATAACATATTCGGGTGGTGTTTTTTTTGTAATTACCAATAATGAAATTGCTAATGTTGCAAACTGAACAATTATAGATAATTTTAGTGTATAACTAAAGAGTTTTTTAATATTCATTATATATTATATAATTTTATAATTTTAATCATAAAAAAATAAAAAATAAAAAATAAAAAATAAAATAAATAAATTATATATATAATGGATTTAACTAAAGCAGACTATATAAAAATTTTGGATTATTACAATGTGCCGTTTAAAAAAACGACTATTAGCCATCTTAAGAAATTAGCCGAGCACATAATAGCTAAAAAACTTTGTAGCTGTATTAAAAAAGTTCCAAATGCAAATAATCCAGAAAGCCGGGCTATTGGTATATGTATTTATAGCATTTTACAAAAAAAACACTTAAAAATAAACGGATTCAGTTGTAAGAAAAAGATGGTCCTTAAATCCAGCAAGAATAATAAACATAAACTATTTAAAGATATAGCACAGTTATTATTAAAAAACAAGACTACTAAGAAACTGAGAAAATAATGGAACAATCTACTATTTATAATATGAATAGTGACAGCACATCAAAAACAGACGAAACTTATGACGGAATTACTTTTTTTAGAAAATATGGTCCTCCGCTCACTAAAAGCCACGCATATTCAAATAAGGTTGAAAGAACCATTATTAAAATATTAATGGAAAACCCTCATCCAAATATAGTTAATTATTATGATATAACTGATGACTATATTACTATGGAACAATTATGCACTGAAAAATCGGCGTCGTGTTATGTTGGACTACATCCAATGAGCTATGACGATTTAATTGAAATACAAGAACTAATGGAAAACGTGAAAACTTACTTACAAGGCTTAGGAATTATGTATGTAGATTGGAAGTTTGATAACTTGGCTAAATCAGTAGATGGAGTTTATAAATTATTTGATTTTGATGCTTCTGGATTGGTCGATTTAAATAGTCAGCAATGGATACTTGAGCCGGTACATTATTGGAATTATAATGAGGCGTTTAAAAATGGATGTATAACGCCGAAAACAATAGATGATTGGGGGTTTTACTATAATATTATTGAAGATGGGTTTAAATTGGTTGAATAGTTAGTATGTAGCAATAAAAACAAAATACACAACATAACACAACATAACACAACACAACACAACTATATGCTATGGAAACTTACCATTCATAGCATCTACTTGCCACTGTAACAATGGTTCCTTTGCGCCTGTTTGGTAATGTATCCACGTTGAAGGTGTTGGTTCCGCATTGAAGGTCACGTTCACTTGCTTGTCTCCATCGCTAGTATAGTCCCCGTAGTGCCGTGACACATTTGGATTTGACCCAACTAAAACAAACTTCACAAAGCACTCAGCACAATAATGATGCTTGACATGATACTCTTTTCCATCGACAAACATGGTCGTGCATTGCATTGGCTTTTGAATGCGATGATAGTAGCGCCTGTGTCCATAATTCCACACATACTCACACACTGCTTCAGTATCGTAGTAGCAGTTTGCGTTTGCACAGTCGCCCATCACATGCTGGAAATCGAACCGCTTGTCAACATAGCGCTCAGTAAACACTCCATAGTGTGCCGCCACCATTTGCCCAGCAATGTAAAATTGGCTCACACATTTGCTAAACAACACACACGTTTCCTTGAAGCTCACGAGGTAGTCTTTGTCTCCGAGCCGGTCAACAATGAGCGCAATGATCTCGCTTGGCAAGTCGCAAATGTTGATAGCGCAAGCTTGGCTGAGCTCGCAAGCTTTGCACATCATCATTGCTCTTCTCTCTTTGCTCTTCTCTCTTTTTGACCGGGCTATAAATAAATGACAAAAAAAAGAAATCAATTTTTAAAAAGTATAACAACATCTATAAAAATGTTGTTATAGCATTTAATCATTAGTTTGTGCTTTAGCTTTTTCCTCCTCTTCTTTTAAACGCAAATCTCGTTGTAAGCAATAGCGCGCCTGCTTTTCTTGTGTGCGCTTTTCTTGATTTGCTCTCTGCCTTGCACTCCGGTCTTTTTTCACTTGTTGTTTGAAGCACTCACAACAATAATGTGACATAACAGTAAATTGCTCTCCATTAACCAGCATTGTTATTATATTTAATGTAGGTGCTATAGTTGACGCCATATGGTCTTCATTAGGTTTATATATAAGTGTGTGAGCATGCCAAATATGTTTTATTGCGCTTTGTTTCTTCACACTACAGTTGGGGTTGATACATTCTTGACATTGCGTTGGAACAAATTTTTCAAAAAACTCCTGATACCGATTTATAGCAACCGAAAATGAAACTAGGTTACTTGTTTTAGCACTTGTCATAGTTGTTTTTTTGGTACTATAAATAATTGATAAAAAAATAAATCAATTTTTTGTAGCGCTAATACAAATAAGCACTTTAACCATTTAAAAGACGCACCTGTCTCTCCACTAATGGTCCATACCAATCTCTAGCACAATCATACCAACTAGAGGGTTGTGTTGTGTTAAAGGTTACAACTACTTGCTGTATTCCATAACAATAATTTCCGTAATGTTGCGCAACATTTTTGTTGTTTCCTACTAAAACGTGTCTTTTAAAGCATTCACAACAATAAGGCGAGCGAAACCAGAATTTTTTCTTATTAATTACCATTAAATTTGTGTTTTGTGCATCTTGTTTCCTGTGTACATAACCAAGTCCATCGTGAGCCTCCCATATGTATTCACACGCATTTAAGGTTTCCTCTTTACAACGCTCATTTACACATCTTGCCATATACTTACGATGTGGATTATAGTTCATTAACTCATAAGGATTAAATCTGCTAAACAACACAGCAAACATTTCCTTTGTAACAGCAAATTTTGAAATTAACTTAGACAATGACTTACAAGTAATGTTTAGACCAATTATGTATTCATAATTGCCGAGTTTTTTTATAATGAGTGTCATAATGTCGCTTGGTAAGTCGCAGACGCTTGGTAAGTCGCAGACGCTTGGTAAGTCGCAGACGCTTGGTAAGTCGCAGATGTTGCTTACATTCATCATTTTGAAGCTTTAATTATTTTGTTAATAGTGCAAGAATAATAAAAAAGTATCAATTTTTTAAATAAGACTAACCAAGCATTTTAATTTGAAACTTGGTAAGTGGTTGCACAGTGCCTGTTCCATAATAAGATGTTGAAGATGGGTATGGCGCACTATTAAAAATCACGTGCACATTTTGTTGACGTCTGTCATAAGAAGTCCAATAGCGATGCGATGCATTCTTATTGTTTCCCACCAAAACATATTTCTTGAAGCACTCGCAACAATAATGAGACCGAAAACTATATTCCTTTCCATTAACCCACATTGTTGTTTCATTCAACGCTGGTTGTCGTTCAGTGTGTTTGTATGTTTTTGAACGAGCCTCCCATATGTGTACTACTGTCATTTCGGTTTCCTTGATACAGTTAGGATTTATACAGTATAAACGCTTGGTATAAACGAACTTCTCAAAAAACTCACGCAACCTCTCTCTTGCTACCGAAAATGAAACATGGTCGCTTGATAAAATGCTTGACATAGTTGTTTTTATAACTATAAATAAATGTAAAAAATAAATGTGAAAAAAAAATCAATTTTTTTCAAACAAGACATACAACACACTAGCCTCAATCACTACTAAGCATGCAAAGTTGTCGCTCACTCAACTTTTCATCGCGTTTTGTAATACTATTGTACCACGTAGAAGGCCATGGCTCATTATGAAAGTAGACCTCCACCTCTTGAACTCCCTCACAATAACCCCCATAGTGTTGCGAAGCATTCTTGTTGTTTCCAACCAAAACATGTTTCTTGAAGCACTCGCAACAATAGTGACTCTGAACCCAATGTGGTTTTCCATTTACCCGCATGGTTGTAATGTTCAACGCCGTCTGCCGTTCATTGTGTTCGTAAGCCAGCGAGCGATCCTCCCATATATATAACACAGCGCCCTCTGTTTCCTCTATGCAGTTTGGATTGATACAGTATGTACGTTTGGTAGGAACAAACTTCTCAAAAAACTCAAGCAACCGCGCTTGTGCGACTGAAAATGAAACGTGGTCGCTTGAATTAATGCTTGACATAGCGCTTTTGTTCTTTGTTCTTTGCTCTGTGCTTTTTGTGGAGGCTATTAATAAATGCTGAAAAAAAGAAATCAATTTTTTTAAAGTATAGCAACATTTGCTATTTGTCTTTATATCCTTTTTTTAAATTATTAGTCTTCTTCTTCTTCTTCTTCATCATCTTCTTCTTCATCATCTTCTTCTTCGTATAAATTATTATAATTAAATAACATTCTACCTTCTACCTTTAGTCTACCTTCATATTCCTTGAATAGTTGATTATGTTTATTCTCTTGATTTGCTCGTTCATTACGCGCATAGTTGCCTATCTGTATAGCTATTTTTGCTAGCCTATATGTATCTTTATAAAACTCAACCCTATCATAGTCACTATGAAATACAAATAGTCCGGCTTTTTTGACATTTAATATTATTTCTTCATCTAACTCTTTATTTCTTGTTTCTATTTCTTTTATATATAAACACATTAACATATCAGTAATAGGTTTTAGATTATTTTCGCATTCCTGTATATCTTGAATATTATCTTTATTTAACCGTTTAAACATATCCCAGAATATATTTGTAGGCCAAGGACCACGAGCAGTATTTTTAATCTTTTCTTCAAAAAGAAGTTGAATTTGTTTTCTATATTTTAATTGTAATTCCTCTTCCTTAATAACTTTCTCTTCCTCTTCTTTAATAACTTCTTCTTCTTCTTCTTCTTCTTCATTCAAGAGTTCATCTTCTTTAATAACTTGAATAAGTTGTTTTACACTTAGAACTACACTTAATGCTGTGCTATAAATAATAAGGAAACACATAATAACGGAAGTGATGTTAATTTTTCCATAATCAGAGTTATAAACATTAGGACTTGTGTAGGCGCAATTTTGGACTTCCATATTTACTATTATAATTAGTTTGTTAAGAGAGAAAAAAACAATCAATTTTTTTTAAATCATTATATAAATATATACTTACATCTAGCATAAGTTATATTTACTTCATCTATATAGTCATAATTGTGCTTAACATTTCTCAAGTCTCCAACTAAAACAAACTTTTTCAAGCATTCGCTACAATAGTGTGTATTAAACTTATATTCTTTATCATTAATTAAGACTATTGTTTTCTTTAAGGCTAATTGTTTGTTATGAACATAACTATCATAACCATTGCGATAATGCTTATCAAATACTCCCTTAGTATCTTCACAACAATTAATATTAACACAAAATGTTCTTGGTGAAAATTGTCCAAGTCTGTAAGACAGCATAAGTTTAGCAATTGATAACTTTGAAACGCTATTATAGTTAGCTATGCACGTCCTTTTAAGCAACGCAAGATAGTTATAGTGTTTTATGCGACCTATAATAATTTGAATAACATCATCGTTAAGGTCGCAAAAACCGAGAACCATATTTTATGCTCATTAAATATATGCAAAAAAAACAATCAATTTTTTTTTGTGTTTAATGTTTTAAAATATTATATTAACTTCTTCAGAGTTTTGATAGTTTTCTATTACATTTGAGTTAGCACCAACTAACACAAACTTTTTCAAGCACTCGCAACAATAATGAGATTTAATATTATAATATTTCGCATTAACTATAATACGCGTAGCATTCAAAGCATATTGTCTTGAATGTAAGTAGCGACTATAATAATAGTTATGAACAAATGTAAATACATCATAAGTGTCTTCATAACAATCTACATTTATACATAAATCGCGAAAACTAAACAAACCAAGTTTCTCAGACAACATTAATTTAGCAATAGCAAAAACGCTAATAAATTTATGTAGGGCCTTACACGTTGTTTTAAGCTTTGAGAGAAATATATAATCTTTAAAAAGATAGCCATTTATAATCTCTCCAACATCGTTAGGCAATTCCTTAATATTTAAATAGTCACAAGGTGCGCAATTCATTAATATAGTTATACTTGTGTATAATGAAAAAAACAAGTATAGCTAAAGAATCAATTTTATACTATATTATACTATATTATACTATCCTTGTTTGTTTAAATAGTCGACTGCTTTAAGGAGTATTTTTTCTTCATCATTTATTTTTTGAAATATGATATTTTCATTTAAATATAGTGTAATAAAACTGTGATTATAGCCTTTTAAAACTAGCGCAATTCCTTTGTCGTGTATTTTAATATCACATAAAATAGACCCATTGGTTATTTTAATGTGCTCTATTTTTTTTAAATTAACCCATCGTATATTTCGCCCATATTTTAAATCTTTTAAGTTGTCAACATACATATAACCGTTTAATTTTTTATGAAAACTCTTCAAATCGTCACGCTTAAGACCGAGCTCTTGCAATATTTCGTTTTTCTTGCGCTTAATTTCTTGAATATTTGTATTTATTATATTTAAATTAGCATCATTTTCTAATGCTTGCTGAAGGAGTTCTATATCCATAGCTTATTAAATAAAACATATATTTTATGCTTTAATATGTTTTAATATATATATTTAGCTATAATATAACTCATAAGCTTCATCAAATTCTTCACTTGTTATATGTTTTTGTCTACTAAGAATATGATTTTTATCATAACAATAGCTGTCTTCACTTCCCGACTCAATGTCCATATCTAAAATAAACCTTACACAAAAATCGGCTGTTAAATGTTGAGTGTTAAGCACCACTTTTTTATTTAAATAATGCATATGCTTTGTTAAAACTTCAATACTATATTGTGTTCCACATAAATCAAAATCACTAATTTTTTCATTGCAATAACTCTCCATTTTATACTTTATTAATATAAATTATAAAAATAATGTTTCAATTTTTATATTAGATTAGTTCTTGAAAATAAAGAAAAATTGACTTAAAAATTACTAAATTAATTAAAATAATAGCTAATACTAATATTGATTGATATGCAAACAAAAGGACTAAAGCGTAATACTATTGATAAATATTATACTAAAGACAATGTAGTTGAGTTATGTTTAAATAATTTTAAACAATACATACAAATTAGCTCAAATGATTTGATTATAGAACCTAGCGCTGGCAATGGTTCTTTTATTAGTGGTATTAAATCAATAACAAATAATTTTAAATTCTACGACTTAGAACCAGATAATAATGAAATAATAAAGCTGGATTATTTAGATTACGACTATGTAAGCACGAGAGAAACTTATAGTAAAATACATATAATAGGTAATCCACCATTTGGCCGCCAATCTTCAATGGCGATTAAATTTATAAAAAAATCTTGTGAATTTTGTGATAGTGTATCATTTATATTACCTAAAAGTTTCAAAAAAGATAGCTTAAAAAAAACCTTTCCATTAAATTTTCATCTTATATGTGAAATAGATTTGCCGGATAAAGCATTTATTGTTGATGGATTAGAACATAATGTTCCTTGCATATTTCAGATTTGGGAGAAAAAAACAACAAATAGAGTTGTAAATCAGAAATTAGAACCAATAAATTTTATGTTTGTTGAAAAAGCAAAAAATCCAGATATATCGTTTCGCCGTGTTGGTGTTAATGCTGGAACAATTGATGAAAAAATAGATGAAAAAAGTGTTCAATCGCATTATTTTATAAAATTTACAAATGGAAAAACAATAACTACTAATATAAATAGTTTATCTAGTATTTGTTATGAATTTAACAATACTGTTGGACCTAAATCAATATCAAAGCAAGAATTAATATTTAAATTTAATTCATTATTACTATAATAGTTACTATAATAGTTACTATAATAGTTACTATAATAGTTACTATAATAATCATACTAATTAAAATATGAGCTAATAATATTTTGTAAATTATTCAAATAAGTTAACGTATTATTTTCAAAACCGATTTTAAATAATTTATATGCTTTATTATTTTTGCTTTTAAATTGGATTTCATTACATACAACACATAATAACTTACTATTTATGTTATTATGCTTATTATTTTCTATATATTTAAATCCCCTATTAAGTTGTTGCCCTCCGCCCCATAAATCTAATTGGTTCATACCAATTATAATTTTATTTGTTGATTTTTCAAGAATATACCAATCTGGTTTTTCACTTGTTAAATGAGTGCTGCATTTTTTTTCAAAACAAATATCAAATCTCTCTGTGTCTAATGCTAATTTTGTAATAAATTGCTTTACAATATTATTAAACTTATTGCCTCTTATAACTCCTTTTGTTCCTGGTGGAATTAGTTGCACTAAATATTCAAATATTATTTTTTCTTTTGTTTCTTCGTCTGTGTATTTTATTAATATTTCACTAAGTTTTTTTATTTCATTTTTAACAGAATTACATTCTTTATATTGAGACATTAATTTTGTGTCGGTTAGTTCAGCTAATGTTTCATAACATATTTCTTGTTTTATTCGCGTGTTAATAGTTTCAATATTTTGCTCTGCCATTTTTTATAGTGTTTATAAATAGTAATCACTATAAAAAATAATGTTTCAATTTTTTTCTATTTAATATTTAAACGCACTTAAATAATGAATTACGTGTTTTATGCTTAGGGCATTTAACATTACACCGCTTTGTAATATGATTGTAATCTTTATTTTTGCTTATACAAAGTTGTTTTTTAGCAATTGAAGAATCACTAACAACTAAACTTGTGTTGTGCTTCTTTCTTGTTACACTTGCGCTCTTACTACTCTTCTTACTATTTGCTAAATCCTTTGCTAAATTCATTTTAACGCATCTAAAGCTCTTATTTCTAATAAACCCTGTTTTGCAATCAGCAACACATCTGTTTGTAGAAGGATTTAGCACTGGCTTAGTAGGAGGACAAATTTTGGCTAAGTCGGCTTTAAATTCTTTTTTCTTTATTTTTTCTATAACATCAATTACTTCTGGGGAAGGCAATTGAACTTTCTTTAAATAACAATTGTGTTTTTTTAGCAAGCTTATATACTTTTCTTTAAGTTGCAATATATTAATATTTCTCTTGGACACATCATATTTAACATAACCAAGCAATAATATACTAAACTCCTCAAAAAACGGGCGAGGAATAGCTTCTTTTTTAAGTCCACTATTTCTATAATCTAAAACACTCACCATATTTAATAATGCTAAAGACAAGCAATAAATGTCAAAAGATTTTTGTAAATAGCTAATAAAGTCTTCGTGTGTTTTAAAATGCTCTTTAATTTTAGTGCATTTTAATTTATTAGAATTAAACGAATATTTATTTGAGCAACTATTTTCAGGCGCATAATAACTGTGACTTATACCTAATCTCTCAGTATTTGAGCTACATCTTTTAGCAAATCTTTTGAAGTTTGTCATTAGTCCAAAGTCAATATATTTTGCCCTACCATTATTTACATTATATACCATATTGGCTAATTTAATATCTCTATGCATAATTTCGTTAGACTGAAAAAAGAGTAGCCCGTCAAACAATTTTATTAGCGAAGTCAAAAAGACTTTCTTTTCGTCTAAACTTTGTAACATAAATACTTTAGTTATATGGTCATATATGCTTAAGCCTCCATCTTCTAATAATAACATTCGTAAATCATGTTTACTATTATTAAACGCGGTTTTAACTTTTAGCGTTTTACATTTTTTAACGCTAGCATTAAAATTTTTGTCTAATAATGGCTTGCACAATAGTGGGCCAGTAATAGCATATTTATCTAAACCTTGTATATTATTTATTGCGCTATATTCTGCATTTTCATTAATAGCGTGCTCTCTAGTCATTATTTTGGATATTTTATTGGCATAATCTTGTGATACTAGATTACTAGTTTCATCACATAAAATTGGCGGTTTTAATACACAACCATATGTACCTTCGCCGACAACTTTAGATGTCATTATATATAACTAATTATTAATATTTTGAAAATTTTATAATTTTTCAAATTTTATAATTTTTCAAATTTTATAATAATTATAAAAATTAGTTATATATAATTACAAAAAATAATAATGGAACTAACATTCAAAAACTATGCTATTTATTATTACCATTATAAAATAGCTCACGGTGAATTAAGTTGGGTTTTAGTTCCTTGTGTTTTAGCATTAATATTTTATTTTAATTCTTATATTAAATATGTAAGTTTAATTTTCCTATGCATTGGAATAGTTGGTTCTATTGACTCTTATAATAAGAGCATGCGAGAACAATTGCTAGGAATCCTTTTTGCTGGGCTAATTATGCATATTGCAGGATTTTATCCATTGTTAAATATAAAAAAACATTTTGCATATAATAATATTATATATGTGTTTGGCCTAATAGCATTAGCAATAACATATTATTTACCTTATTGGCCTTATACTTTATCTAGAAATATAGTAGCACTAATAATTAGCTTATTATATTTAAGTTATACATTATATCATATAATTAATACCTTTTTTTATAAAAGTTATTAGAAAAATATTAGAAAAATATTATTATATTATGTTATAGCAAAAATGTTTTTCGAATTTAAACATTTAAAAGCAATGAATATGGGCTATTTTGAACATATGTTTATTTCTTTAAATTATGTTGCTATATTGTTTATTTCAGCAATTAAAGCGCTTATTCACTCGTTTATACCGGACTTATTTGAAACTTCTACAAGTCAATGTATTGTAGAAATAAATAATAAGTTATCAAAACATCATACAAAAAAATGATATATAAAAATGATATAAAAAAAATTGACTAAGTTATTAGCGCTATATTAATAGTAATATATTAAAAGTAAGAATAAAGATGCTTAAAGCTAATGATTTGATTGCTAGTGTTAAAAAAAGCATAGAGCTTATTGTTATGAATGAATCTAATATAACGAAATATTTGGATTTGTATAATTATTCTAGTGACCTTTATTTAACTATGGATGAATATATAGTGGACAACTATAATTATGAATTATTTGGAAAAAATGAAAAGTGGGCAGAGCTTGAAACTATTGGACATAAAGAAATTCAGCATTTTATTCCTAGTATTATACTTATTTCATATAACTATAATAATTATAATGAAGTATTAAAGTGGATAATAAAGGAAGACTATTATAAATTAATAAGTTTTTATGCTTTAAGCATATCGTATAAAATTATTAGAAATAATATGCATACTATTAAAATGATTTGGTTTACTAATGATAAAACGGGTCTTGAAAACTAGCGATTAAAATGCATAAAAAAAATTGATTTCTTCTTTTAATTATTAATTATTAATTATTAAGTATTAAGTTAATATGGCAACATCAGCGCTTGTGTTAATGAACTTGCTATCTAATCATAATCTTATGTCAAATATGTTTGACCTAGAGTATTTAAGGACACAAGAGAAAAATAGGCTCATGCAATTTAAGAAGGAGCAACGCAATCATAGGGCTAGTCTAGCGAGAGAATATAAGACATTAATGCTTACTAGCAAAATGCAGCATAATTTAAATGATTTTAAATATTATTTAAATTATAATATTAAACGGCGTTAAGCGTTAGTAGAAAACAATATAGAGCTAATGTTATAAACTATATAGGTTTTTTTTTGCTATTTCGCAGTTTTCTGTAATTTTTAGCTTTAATATTAGTTTTAAATATTAGTTTTAAATATTAGTTTTAAATATTAGTTTTAAATATTAGTTTTAAATATTAGTTTTAAATATTAGTTTTAAATATTAGTTTTAAATATTATAATTATATATATTATATTATTAATAATGAGTGTAACTATTGATAATGATGTTTATAATATAAAGCTGGCTAATTTTGATAAGCAAAATTTTATAAATAGTGAAATTTCTAGTAGAAACTTTCCGTCAAGTGGATTAACAATGAATTTTTCATTTAGGCCAGTAAATACTAAATATACGTTTATGCCGACGGTTGCTCCGCTAGTAAAATCAGTAGAGCCTATAGTAAATTATAATAATTATGATACTAGTTCTGTTTTCTTTCCTGGAACTAGAAAAATGCATTATTGCGGGTTTGCTTCCAATGTAGATAGAGAATCTACTTTGAGAAATCAGTTTTTTGCTCTACAAAAGGCAGACCAAAAAGCATATATTCCACCTAGCACCAGTGATTTATATGAAAACAACATTAATTTTGCACCCAAAAATGAGAATTTAGATAGCCATTTATTATTTAGAGAACAACAATTTCAAGACTTTAATCCAAATAGATTTTCAACAATAGGAAATGAATTATTTTATAATTCGACACGAGTTCAATTAAAAAATATAAAATAAATTTATAATAAAATGCTTAACACTAGCACCACATTAAAAGAAACTAAAGAAACTAAAGAAAAAAAGAAAAAATCAAAACAATTAAAAGTAGTAAGTATAGATTTAATACAAACACAAGAGCAAGATAAAGAACAAGATAAAGATAAAGAAAAATTAGAAGTCGAGAGATTAGAAGAGCTTGAGAGATTAAAGGACCAAGAGACTTTACAAAAGCAAAAAGCCGACCTAGCAATAAACAACATTGATTTGCGCTATTTTGCAAACCAAAACCATAACCCGTCTTTTAGAACAAACAAATTAGAACAATTACTCAGCGCTAATTATTTATTAAAAGACATTTATACTAATATAGAAGAAAACATAGCCACTTACAAAGAACAAATAATTAAATATAATGCAACAACTTTAGAAAAACTTATAGAAAATAGCGATGACTCTAAAATAGCAAACGGCGAAAAATACAAGCTTTATTACTTGTTATATATATTAAATTTAATAAGCCATTTAAAGGAAAAAAAGCTCAAAAACTCTATAAAAGAAGAGCTTAAAGACTTTACAAACGCACACAATTATTGCGACGACACCTCTTTAAATGATTTCAATTTACATAATGCAACACTAAATAGTATGTGCGCTAAAAAATGCATTACAAATTTAGATTTGTTTGTTGTTAGAAAAAGCTCAAACACTAAAAGAAAAATACTTCCACAAAAACGCAGTTAAAAAATTATTTTATATTACTATATTAAATAATACTATAAAATAATATGTATAATACATTTAAGAAAATAGGTCGCAAATGTAAAAAAAATACGCGTAAATTTCGCAAACTCAAATGCTCACCGTATCAAAGTAAATATGTCGATAGCGAGTTGAAACACTATACTTGCTATACGCGTAATAATTTGCAATTATTTAAAAATGTGTGGAATGCTAATAATAGCAACAAAATTTTGACTAATAATAGTAAAGAAATATGGAATTTTTTCAAGCAAAAATTAGATAAACAATGCTATGATGAATTATGTTGGTTAGAAAAAACGCCATTAAGTAAAGTTAATAATAGAGAATTATTAATAAAAGAAATATTTAAGCCGTTTTCTCCCGAAACTTGGTCGTCAAAGCCCAATACGTGGCTCTCTAGTGTTGATATAACTAAAATAATGAAACAATATGAAAAATCCCATAAACATTTTAAGTTTATAGGGCCGACACCTATAGATTTTGATACAAAAGAAATGTTTTCTACTTGTGTTTGGGAGCAATTATGTAATTTTAATTTAGAAAATCATATTAAAAATAATATTAGCAAAATTGGAGTAATATTTAACACTGACCCTCATAATAAACCTGGAAAACATTGGATATCCTTATTTGTTGATTTGACTAGAAAGTTCATTTTTTACTTTGATAGTAATGGAACAAGAATGCCAAAACAAATAAAAGTATTAATAAACAGAATCGTGGATCAAGCGCGCAATTTAAATATACAATTAACTGTAGATGATAATGAAGGTTTTACTCATCAATATGGTGACGGGCAATGTGGTATGTATGCGCTATATTTTATAATAGAATTATTGCAAGAAAATAAAACTTATAGCTATTTTAAAAATACACGCATAAAAGACAGCACAATGAAAAAATATAGGAAAAAATATTATAATGAGGCAAACATAAAAATGAATCCGGTGTTTCTTGATTAATGATTTAGCTAATAGCTAATATTTGGATTGCTCTTGTTCTTCGTGTTCTGCCATTAAATGCGGACTTGAATTAGAAATTTTAGTTGATTTCGCATTAGTCGACTCTAATTTAGTTAATATATAATGCCCGCAGTTGTCTTCATTTGCTAAATCTATTTTCTTATTTAACTTAATAGCACAGCGTTCTTGGCTCCACCGTCCAAGAGGTCCTACTTCATTTAAAAACAACATATTGAACATCGTTTTGCTATATAGAAACTTGGTTGCTTTTGTAAAAGGCATTATGTTTATGCTTTTAATATGATGTATTTTATAATAAAAAAATTATAGTCAATTTTTTTATTATAAATACATAAAAATACTTTAAAAATTGATATATAAATAAATTATAATTATTGTAAAAGATATAAAATACAATGCCTTTTGGTAGATCAAAAAATATAAACGGAGTTTTTAGACATGTATGTTTAAACGATAATTGTATTAGAAGAGTAGGAAATCAATATAAAAAAAGCAATATAATAGATAGAGATTATTGTGCATTGCATCAAAATATAAATCATTATATTAATGATGATTTAGAGTTTATAAAGGAGTTACCAAATAAATTCTTTAGTAATCCAGATAATGTTAAGAGAATGATTGAAATAATTTTTGAAAAAGAAAATATTAAAACAAATCAAGAGATATATGATTGTAATAGAAATGTTTTTAGAAATTATATGTCTAGTATTTATCAGCATGTAGACAATGTCGCACAGGGAATAATTACTCTATTTCCAGAAAAAAATTTAAAATGGTATTATTTTAACCCAATTCCGAGCGGGATTTTAGATATTGAAGCTAATAGACGAGAATTATTTGATGCATTTCTATCAGATAATAATATTGATATTAATTCAGATAATATTTATAATATAGAACTTAAATTATTGGAGAGTCATAAAGCGTGTACATTAATTAATTATTATAAACATTCTGTTTATGATATTATTAAAAATTTATATCCAAATAGAGAATTAATCCCTTGGTATTTTAAAGGATTGAATAATTATTTTATAAATCAAGATTGTAGTTTTAATATAAACAATATAAAAAAATGGTTTATGTATGAAATTTATACCAAATATAATTTTTCAGAAGAATTAAGTGAATATGATAAAATTTATAATATTTTATTAACTATTAATGGTGACTTATTATTAAAAACAAGAGGAGGTTCATTTATATCAAATCATTTGTCGGGCTCTTTATATAATTTTATAGATAAAATATATCCAGAATATAATATAAAACCTTGGGATTTAACTAGATTACCATTAAATTATTTTAATAATGAAGAAGATAATGACGAAAAATATAATAAACAAAAATTACAAGAATTTATAGAATATATAGCACACGAAGAATGTTTAATAATACCAGATGATTATAAAAAATTAACAATAACAATAATTAGTAAATATTCTAGCAGATGTGCTGAAATAGCTAGAGATTTACAGAATAATTCAATTGGAAATAGTGTTGCTTGTTTATTAAAATATATATACCCTGAATTCAATTTAATAAATGATAATAGTATTACATTAAATGGATCTATTAGATATATAGTTCCTCTTGAATTTTATAATCCAAAAAATGAAGAAGGGAAAAAAAATTTAAAATTATTACTAGATAATCATTTAATAAATCTACAATATATTACATTGGAAAGTCATTATAAATTACGCTATGATGATTTTAGAGGTTATAGATTGGCAAATATTATTAAAAAGTATTATAAAGGTATTTATATTAATTTAATAATAGATATTTATCCTGAAAATAAATATGATATTATTAAATTTAGATGTAATAAATTTAATCAAATATTATATGCCTGTATAAATAATTTATGTATTGAATATAAATTTGATACTAAAAATATAGAATATGAAAAATCATATCAAGATTTATACAATATTAATTTATTAAGATTTGATGCGTGTCTGAATATTACTATTAATAATAAAGATTATTGCATTAATTTTGAAAAGGATGGATTACAACATTTTGAAGCGGTTGATTTATTTGGTGGAGAGGAAAAATTTGTAATTCAAAGAAACCATGATGTAAAAAAAAATACTTATATTAATTCAAATGATAATTTATATTTAA